CGCGAGATGCTCGCATCGATGGGCTCGGACGAGTTGACCGAGTGGATGGCCTACTACCAGCTCGAGCCCTTCGGGGACTACCGGGCCGATTACAGGTCCGGCGTGGTGGCCTCCACCTTTGCCAATGCCCACCGAGCCAAGGATGCGGGGCCATTTCGGCCAGAAGACTTCATGCCGTTCCTGGATAAGCCGCAACCCACCCAACCTCAAGACGAAGCACAGCTCAATGTGGCCCGGTTCAAGGCCATGTTCGCGCACAAGGTAGGCAAGCAACATGGCTGATATCGGCTCCCTCGTGGTCAAACTCGCAGCGGAAACGGCCGATTTCCGCGAAGACCTGGGCAAGAGTGCATTGCTTTTGGAGCGCCACGCCGAATCCATGCGTGGATCCCTCGAAAAAGTGGCCGAAGTCGCCAAAACCACCTTTGCCATCGCCATCGGCGTGGAGTCAGTAGGGGCGCTCAAGGAGTTGGTCGCCCACACGCTGGAAACGGTGGCCGCACTGCAGGATTTGGCCGAGCAGACCGGGGCAAGCGCCACGGCCCTGTCCGGCTTTGCACCGGTGGCCACCATTTCTGGCGTGGCGATGGAGCAGATTGGCGCAGGCCTGATCAAGCTCTCCAAGGGGTTGGCCGGGGTGGACGATGAGACCAAAGGGGCTTCGCAAGCTCTGCAGTTTCTGGGCATCAAGGCCAAGGATGCGGGTGGAAACCTGCGCGATCCGGCCGAGGTCATGAACGACATTGCCCTGAAACTGTCCAATTTCGAGGACGGGGCAGGCAAGACGGCCATTGCGCTTGAACTGTTTGGCAAGTCTGGGGCGGGGTTGCTGCCCTTCCTAAAGGACCTGGCTGCCAACCAGGACCTGAACATCCGGCTCACTGAAGCAGAGATCGAGTCGGCTGAAAAAGCCTCCAAGGCGCTGGGCCGTATGCGGGCCGAGCACAACTTCGTCGCCCAGACCATCGTGACGGCGGCGCTGCCTGCACTCGAAGAATTGGTCGGCGAGCTCAAAGCCGTGATGCTGGGCACGCACAACACGGCTGAGGCCATGGTCAAGCTGCGAGACGATGGAACGCTCAAGACCTGGGCGCAGGACACGGCCTATGGCATTGCCATCGTGATAGATGCGCTGCGTGGTGTGATCCAGATGGCAAAGGCCGTCATGGGCAGCTTCGAGGCGGTCTGGGCCGATATTGAGCTGCTTGGCACGTTTCTGGCCGGTGGCAAGGGACTGAACCCGTTTTCCGAGGAAAACCAGGCCACCCTTAAGACCGCATTGGAAAAGCGCAATGCGATCGTCGAAAAGGCCAATCAGACCTACGTTGACCTCTGGAAGATGCCCCTCCTGGCCGATGCGGTTAAAGAGCGCTTTGATGCCATTAACCGGGGCGAGACCGAAGCGGCCGGTGAAGCCGCCAAGCCCAAGCTGAACTACAACTCGGCCACTGGTGCGCTCACCGCAGCGGCCATGGCCAAGATCGAAAGCGACATCAAGCAGCTGCAGGGGTTGACCGATGTGGAAACGGGCCTCCTGAAGGACCGCCAAAAGATCATCGACCTCTATGAGGGGCAGGGTTACATCAGCTACAAGGAGGCCAGTGAGGCCCGGCTGAACGCCCAGCAGGAATTCACAGATCGCCTGGGCGAGTTGTATGCCCAGGAAGAGTCCATCTTGAGGCGTGGCCTGGCCACCGTGGCCAAGACAGCCCAGGACAAATTGAAGCTGCAGGACAAACTCTCGGAAATCACCCTTCGACGAGAAAAGCTCGAACGTGAAGCCCAACAGTCCAACCTCGAGCGCGAGATCAAGCTGCCCGGCGAAACGCTCAAAGACCTACAGGAGCAGGTGGCCAGGAGCCAAGGGCAGCTTCGATCGACCGAAGAGCAAATCAAGGTCCTGCGTGAGACCGGTTCGATCAGCGAGATCGATGCGCTCAAGCGTCTATCCGCTGCCAGGCGCTCCAGCGCCGATGAGCTGGCGGATTTCGCGGCCAAGGCCAGAGAGCTGGTGGAGGCCACGCCTGGCAACGACAAGTTGGCCGAATCGTTTCGGCGCATCGAGGAGGCTGCACGTCAGGCAGCCGATGGGGCGACTTTGCTGGGGCAACGGGCCCTTGAGTTGTCAGACCCCGGTGCGGGGTTTTCCAAGGCGCTGCGCACCCTGGGTGAAGAAACCGAGCAGGTGGGCAAGCAGATGGAGGCGGTGACCACCAAGGCCTTCAATGGGATGACGGATGCGCTCACCAACTTCGTGATGACGGGCAAGCTCGACTTCAAGTCGCTGGCCACCTCCATCATTTCCGACCTGATCCGCATCCAGATCCAGCGTGCCATCACGCTGCCCATGGCCAAGGCGCTGGGAAGCATGTTCGGGTTTGCCGATGGCGGGATCATGACCTCGTCAGGCCCCTTGCCTTTAAGGGCCTACGCCAGTGGCGGGGTGGCCACCACGCCGCAGTTGGCGGTCTTTGGCGAGGGTTCCATGGCCGAGGCCTATGTGCCGCTGCCCGATGGCCGCTCGATCCCCGTCACCATGAACCAGTCCTCGTCCGGGGGCGGTGATGTATTCAACATCTCGGTCAACGTAGCCGAGGGTGGTGTGACCAGCAGCGCTGGGCAGGGCAAAGACCTGGGACGGGCGATTTCCAGCGCGGTGCGGCAGGAACTGCTCAATCAGAAGCGAGCCGGTGGTCTGCTGGATCCGCGTCGGCAGTGATGTATTGAAGGATTTTCATGGCGACATTCACATGGATCGCCTCGATCGGGGCGTCCCTCACCCTCAAACCCAATGTCCGCAAAGTCTCCTTTGGAGACGGGTATGAGCAGCGCCTTGCCTACGGCATCAACACCCAGGCTGAGGTCTGGTCGCTTGAATTTCGGGGCAAATCAACGGTCGAGGCGGCTGCCATCGACAACTTCCTGCGTGCCCGTGGGGCGGTTCAGTCATTTGACTGGACTACCCCGAGTGGCATTGCAGGCAAGTTCCTTTGCGAAGAGTGGAGCCGCAGCATCGAAGAACCCAATCTGGAAAACATCCACGCCACCTTCCGGCAGGTGTTTAATATGTCATGACCAGCCAAGCGATTACTTCAGAAATTCAGAGACTGGCCCCGAGTGCAGTCATCGAGCTTTTTGTGCTCGACCTGTCCCTGTTCAACGAAGGGGTGGTGAGGTTTCATGCCGGAACCAATGAGCTGCGTCAGCAGGTGGTCTGGCAGGCCAACACCTATGAGCCGTTCCCCATCCAGGCCGAAGGCTTTGAGTTCAACGGCAACGGCCAGGTGCCACGTCCCAAACTCAAAGTGGCCAATGTCACAGGCAGCATCACCGCACTCATCCTGTCCTATCAGGACCTGGTGGGGGCCAAAGTCACCAGAAAGCGCACGCTCCTGAAATACCTGGATGCGGTGAACTTCTCCTCTGGGTCCAATCCGACAGCGGACGCCACCGCTGAATTCGCGGACGACGTGTATTTCATTGACCGCAAGTCCCGGGAAACCCGGGATGTGGTCGAGTTCGAGTTGGCTGCCGCCTTTGATCTGGAAGGGGTGTCATTGCCCCGGCGCCAGATTGTGCAAAACGTCTGTCCCTGGCAGTACCAAGGTGCCGAATGCGGCTACACCGGTATCGCGTACTTCAACGCCAACGATGAAACCGTCAGCTCCCGCGCGCAGGATGCCTGTGGCAAACGCCTGGTGTCCTGTCAGAAGCGCTTTGGCGTGAATGCCGAGTTGCCCTTTGGCGGGTTTCCTGCAGCGGGGTTGATCCGATGATGCTCGAGGCCAACCAGACGCTGGCGCTGGTCCATGCTGCTCGGGAGTTTCCCCGCGAAGCCTGTGGCTTGCTCGTCATTCACAAGGGCAGGGAGACCTATGCTCCGTGCCGCAACATAGGCGTGGGAACTGATCAGTTTGTGATCCACCCCGAGGACTATGTGCGCGCCGACCAGCTTGGCGAGATCGTGGGGGTGTTTCACTCCCACCCCAACTTGAGCCCTGAACCCAGCCAGGCGGACCGTGTGGCATGCGAAGCCACGGCACTGCCCTGGTTCATCGCGAGTTTTCCCTCCACGCAGTGGACCGAACTGCTCCCGCAAGGCTATGTCGCACCGCTGGTCGGACGCGAATGGTCGCATGGTGTGCTCGACTGCTACTCGCTGATCCGGGACTGGTACGCCCAGGAGCGCGGCATCGATCTGCCGGATTTCACCCGCTTTGACGAGTGGTGGAAGCGCGGTGAAAACCTGTACCTGGACAACTTCGCTGGCGCTGGCTTTCATGTGGTGGAGCCGGGTGACATGAATTTGGGTGATGTCCTGCTGATGCAGGTCGCATCGTCCGTCCCCAACCACGCCGCCATTTACCTGGGAGATGGACTCATCTTGCATCACCTGCAGGGCAGGCTCTCCAGCCGCGATGTCTATGGCGGCTACTGGCAAAAGATCACCACCCACACCCTGAGACATCAACTCTTGCAGGAACTTCTGCATGAACACCAGCATGGTCACGATCCTTCTTCTCGGTGAACTGGGCAAGCGCTTCGGACGTCGGCACAGGATGGCGGTGACTTCGGCGGCCGAGGCCGTGCGCGCCCTTTGTGCCAACTTCCCCGGTTTCGAACGGGAGCTGGTCGCTTCGGGTGAGCGAGGAGTTGGCTACCGGGTGCTGGCTGGAAGGGAAGCCCTGAGCCTTGATCGCCTACACGAGCCCAGTGGCCGACAGCGCATCACCATCGCGCCGGTCGTGTCTGGGGCCGGTGGCAACGGGCTGGGTCAGATCCTGCTGGGCGCTGCCCTGATCGCCGTGTCCTGGTGGAACCCAATGGGCTGGGCCGCAGCAGGCTCTTTTCTGTCGCAGGCCACGCTGTATTCAGTGGGCACATCCATGATCCTGGGCGGTGTGGCCCAGATGATTGCCCCCACCGCCAAAGCCCAGGACCCTTCTGAGCGGCCAGGCAACCAGCCCAGTTATGTTTTCAACGGCGCTGTGAACACCACGGCCCAAGGGCATCCCGTGCCAGTGGGTTACGGGCGGCTGATCGTAGGTTCTGCTGTGATCAGCGCAGGCATTGATGTGGATGAAATCGCAGCATGAGCACCCAGAGCACTTCTCTGATCATTGGCGCAGGTGGTGGTGGCAAAGGTGGCGGCGGCAGCGCTCGCGTGGCGCAGGAAGCGCCCGACAGCCTGCGCTCCAAGGCCTATGCCAGGGTGATTGACCTCGTATGCGAGGGTGAGATTGAGGGCTTGGCCGCAAACCTGCAATCCGTCTACCTGGACGACACCCCTATCCAGAATCCGGACGGCAGCTACAACTTCACGGGGGTAACGCTCGAAACCCGCCCTGGCACCCAGCAACAAAGCTACATCCCCGGCTTCTCCGCTGTGGAAAACGAAGTGGCTGTTGGGGTGGAGTGCAAGGCCAATCAGCCGGTGGTGCGCTCCATCACTGACCCTGACGTGGATGCCGTGCGCATCAAGGTCAGCATACCGACGCTTACGCTGCAAGACACTACCAACGGTGACCTGAATGGCACTTCGGTCAGCTACGCGATCGACGTGCAGGCGCGGGGAGCCGGGTATGTGCAGGTGGTCTCCGACACGGTCTCGGGCAAAACCACTTCGCGGTACCAGCGCAGCTACTACGTCCCGCTCATTGGCGCTGGTCCTTGGGATGTGCGCCTGCGCCGCATCACTGCCGACTCGACGCAGACCAGCCTGCAAAACAAAACATTTCTGGACTCGTATACCGAGGTAATCGAAAGCAAGCTGCGTTACCCCAACAGCGCATTGATGGCCTTGCGGGTGGATGCCTCTCAGTTCACCTCGATTCCAAGGCGCAGCTATGACCTCAAGCTCCTGCGCGTTCGCATCCCCTCGAATTACTCTCCCGAGACCCGGTCGTACAGCGGCATCTGGGACGGCACCTTCAAGGTGGCGTGGACAGACAACCCTGCCTGGTGCTTTTATGACCTGGTGACCAATACCCGCTACGGTCTGGGCAGTTTCATTCCCGAGTCGCAGGTGGATAAGTGGGCGCTGTACCGGGTGGCGCGCTACTGTGACGAACTCGTGCCCAATGGACTGGGTGGCTATGAGCCGCGATTTACCTGCAATCTGTATCTGCAAAGCCGCGAGCAGGCCTACAAGGTGGTGCAGGACATGGCCTCGATTTTCAGGGGCATGGCTTACTGGTCGGGCGGGGCAATCACGGTCACTCAGGATGCGCCTCAGGATCCGGTCTACCAGTTCACGGCTGCCAACGTCATCGGTGGAGAGTTCGCCTACCAGGGGTCCTCTGCCAAAGCCCGGCACACGGTGGCTCTGGTCAGCTGGGTGGATCCGGATGATTTCTACCGCCAGAAGGTGGAATACGTCGAGGACCTCGCAGGCATCGCCCGCTACGGGGTGGTGCAGGCCGATGTGGTGGCCATGGGCTGCACCTCCCGAGGTCAAGCCCACCGGGTGGGCAAGTGGCTGCTGTATTCCGAACAGTCCGAATCGGAAATCATCACATTCCGCACGGGGCTGGAAGGCGCTGTTGTGCGCCCCGGCGATGTCATCAAGGTGGCAGACAGCAGCCGGGGTGGCCTACGCCTGGGTGGGCGCATCGCGGGGGCAACCACGATAAGCGTCACGCTGGATCAGGATTTGCCCGCCGGTTCATGGCGCATCTCTGTGCTGCTGCCCACGGGAGTGGTGGAGGAGCGCCAAGTCGGATCCCTGTCTGGCCGAACGGTCGGTGTGACCAGCGCATTCTCTTTGGCACCTCAGGTGGGTGCCATCTGGGTGCTGGCCTCCAGCCAAGTGGAGACGCAACTGTTCAGGGTGGTGCAGGCCGCCGAGAGCGAGCCAGGCATCCATGAAGTCACGGCACTGGCTCACAATCCGAGCAAGTACGACGCCATCGAGCGTGGGCTGGCACTGCAGCCTCGTGATATCACGGTGCTCTCCACCACACCTGTGGCGCCTACGGGCCTGTTGGTCACCGAGAGCCTGTACCGGGTCAAGGATCAGGCGCTGGTGCTCATTCAGTTTGGATGGGAGCAGGTCTTCGGCGCCTTGGAGTACCAAGTGAGCTATCGGGTCAATGGCGGCAACACCGTCACCTTGCCCCGGAGTACGAGCACTTATCTGGAGATTCGAAACGCCGAAGCCGGGGACTATGTCTTCATGGTTCGGGCTGTGGGGGTGTCCGGCAAGCTTGGTGGCTCGGCCACTTTGAGCCAGACCATCCTTGGCAAGTTGCAGCCGCCCGATGATGTGCAGGACTTTGTGGTGCTGCGCCGCACAACCGATCTGCTGCTGAGCTGGAGCGCCAACACGGATGCCGATCTGGCAGGGTACGAGGTTAGGGTGGGCACGGGCTGGGATGCAGGCACGCTGGTTGGGCAGACCGCTGGGACCCAGCTCGTGCATGATCAAAGCGAATCAGGTCGGTACAACTACTTCATCCGGGCCTTTGACACCTCTGGCAAGTACAGCCAGCATGTCGCCACCTTCGAGTTGGTCCTGTTGGCACCAGCCGCAGTGCGGCAGTTCGATGTGGTCCAGTCGGCCAACCGGCTGGAGTTTCGTTGGCTGCCCAATCCCGAGCCGGAGGTGGTGGCCTATGAGCTGCGAGAAGGCACGGCCTGGGACACCTCGATCTTCATTGCCGAGGTCAAGTCCAGCAGCTTCACTTTGCCTTCAGGCTTTGACGGAGAGCGTAATTTCTGGATCAAGGCAATCGCCTCGCCAGGCATCTACTCGGACGAGGCCACCTTCGTCTCGACGGTGGTGGCCCAGCCCCAGAACGCCAACCTGTTGGTCACCATCGATGCACAAGCCACCCGGTTTCCAGGGGTGAAGCATTTCGCTTCGGTCGAATCGGTCAACAGCCTGGATGTGCTGCGCATGGACAGTGGCGTGGCGCAGTCCGAGTACCTGTTCGAGGTGAATCTGCCCACCAGCTACCGAGCGCAAAACACCCTGTTGGCCAGCATCGGGGCCACGCTGGATGATCGAGAAACCTGGTCGACAGCGAACTATGTCTGGAGCAGCAATGCTGCCAAACGGCAATGGACCTATGACGGCGCGCTCAAAAGCATCGAAGCGAGGTTTCAGATGGCGCGCGAAGAAGCATTGCAGGCCGGAGAGCTCTACGGCTGGCGCCTCAATGGTG